TACCCCTACCCGTCAAAAAAGTAGGGGTAGGGGGAAAAGTCTCCTGAGGGTTACAATAGGCAACTATGGCAACCCTAAATTCGTACATCACAGACGTTCGCAGGCTTCTACACGATGCCAACGGGAACTTTTGGTCTAACGATGAGCTTACGGATTACATCAACGATGGGCGTGAACGGGTAGTACGAGACACAGGTTGCCTGCGTACCCTACAAATATCCGCCACACCTCTCGCTCCAGACGGCACGGCAGCAACAATCTGGTCTGCTGGTCTTGTTGTTACCGCTGGACAGTACATATTTTCAAATATCTTCATCTACCAGGTTACGGTAGGTGGGACTCTGGGAACTACGGCCCCGCCGTACCCCGCGTCAGGGACCAATTTCCCCCCGTCAACGGCTTTCACTAACGGTACAGCTACGCTGTTGTACGCACAAAGTGCAGAAATTATCCCGTTTTCGTCGTTACCTAATGGTTCGCAGACTCTGGATGTGCTCAACGTAACGATTTATTGGGGAAACTCAAGAATTCCTCTGCGTTACCTTCCTTGGACAAACTTCAACGCCCAGTTGCGGTACTGGCAAAACTACGTTGGACGGCCTGTGTGCTTTTCAACGTATGGTCAGCAGCAAATCTATATCTCACCCGTGCCTGATCAATCGTACAGCATGGAAATAGACTCGGTTGTGCTGCCTTCTCCGCTGGTTTTGACCAACCCTACGGTCAATGACTCTATCAACGACCCATATACGGTTCCTGTGGCGTTCTACGCGGCCTACAAGGCCAAGTACAAAGAACAAAGCTACGGAGAATCTGAAATTTTCCTCCAGCAGTACAACCGCCAAGTACAGAGCGTGTTGAACTCGGTCTTTACGCGCAGAATCCCGGACCCGTATAGCAGTCCTTACTAAGATGGCATCCCAAGAACAGAAAAAAACCTACACTGTTCTGAAGACGTTCGGGGGCATCAACACAAAAGCCAACCGCACAGCCATCAGAGACAGTGAATTTGCTTGGTTGGAAAATGCCATGCCTATTGGCGACTCCAACATCAAGATTGTTCCTGCTCAGAGCGCGGTCACAGACAACACCGGTAATGTTGTTGTGTTTTCTAACACAACTTCTTATCTAACTTCTACAAACATCAATGTTTCTGACTATATAGTCAGTTTTGAGACAGACGGAAGCGCACAGGCATTCAATCTAACTAGCAATGTGACCAGCAACGTAGCGGTTGCAAACACATTTAGTAACGCAAACGTCAGTTCTGCTCAGTGGAAAAACCAAAGACTAATCATTGCCGATCCAGACAAAGGATTGTCTAGTTGGGATGGTACTAACGTAGTCTCTATAGGGTCAGTTGGTCTGATAGCCGTTTCCAATCCTGGTTCTGGCTACACTTCTGCGCCAAACGTGGTGATTAGCGCACCCAACGATGCTAACGGGGTGCAAGCAGTAGCCACGGCCACGATCGTCACCGGATCTGGTGGGATAAGATCTGCGTATGTAACATCGGGAGGAAGTGGATACACTGCTGTTCCAGACGTGACCATTGGTCCACCTAATATCACAGGTGGAACCAGGGCTACAGCAGTTGCAAGCATCAGCGGTGGTGCGGTTGTTTCTATTGGAATCGTTGAATCGGGTTCTGGATACACATCTGTACCCGCTGTTAGTTTTTCTAGCGGTGGCGCTGCTGCTACAGCAGTCATTTCTACGGGTGGTGTCAGTAGCGTCTCTCTGACAAACGCAGGTAGTGGGTACACATCAGCCCCAACCATCACTTTTTCTGGCGGTGGCGGGTCTGGCGCTAACGCTATAGCCCAAATCGTCACGTTTAAGACGGGTACAGTCAGCATTCTGCTCAACAACGGGGGATCTGGCTATACGTCAGCACCAACGGTATCTATAGGCGGTGCAAACACTACTACCGCTACTGCTACGGCCATCGTTCTGGGTAACACGGTCTCGTCAATTGTGATGACCAACCCAGGTGCGGGATACACAACTGCAAACGTAACCCTTTCTGGCGGTGGATTCACTACTGCCGCCAACGTCACGGCAGTTGTAAACACCGATCAGATAGTTTCTACCGCAACCTTCTCGGGTAGAACCTGGGTGGCTGCTGGACGAACTATCTACTACTCGGCAGCAGACTCTTACAGTGATTTCACTAGCGTTTCTGCTGGGACATTCACCATTTCAGACTCTACGCTGCACGGCAACATCCGTGCGCTGCTGTCAGCCAACAATTTCTTGTACATTTTTGGCGAAACTAGCATCAACGTATTCTCTGACGTTAGGGTTGATGCTAACGGACAGACTCTTTTCACCAATACCAACGTATCTGCCAGCGTAGGGACCAAGCGTATCTACGCTATCTACCCGTTCTTTAGAGCTGTGCTGTTCATGAACGACTATGGGATCTATTCCCTAGTAGGTTCTACCACTAGCAAGTTGTCAGATCCTCTTGACGGGATATTTCAGAACATTGACTTCACCCAGCCGATCAGCGGTGGTCAAGTCCTACTGAACAACATACTATGCGCGGCATTCTCCTTCACCTACAACGACCCGGCAAATGGAGCGAGAAAGGTTCAGGCAGTGTTCTTCGAGAAGAGATGGTTTCTAACCTCCCAAGGAGCGTTGGAGTACATCACTTCCGTCCCTACAGCGGGGGTCATTCGCCTTTATGGGACCGCAGGCTCAAGCCTCTACCGTCTCTATGCTAATTCCAGTGCCAATATCGTAACCACGATCCAGACTGCTCTCATGCCTATGGGTGACCCCATACGGACCAAGCAGGCATTGAAGTTTGGTATCGAGGCCCAGTTGCAAGCAGCATCTACGTTGCTCATCAGTGTAGACAACGAGCAAGGTATCGGAGCAACCGGTGCTTATACTATAGACAACTCAGTTGTTTGGATTAACAATTACTACCAACCCGTAACGTGGCAAAACAATAGTTTGCAGACGGTTGGATGGGAATCCTCTTACGGGTATGCTCTGTACAAATCAGACGCCCAGCAGTACGGGAAGTATCTTGGTCTGACCATCAACAGTAATAGTGCTGGATATACTGTGAATACTTTTGAGTTTGAACACGAATTGAGAGTGAGGTTCTAATGACTGTCCCATACGCTTTTGCAAATCTAAGCGGGAACATTGCTCTCAGTAAGTTAGACAGCAATTTCAACACGCCGATCACTATCGGCAATACGTCTGTCTTGCTTGGCAACACGGTTACAACGCTCAACAACCTGACGTTGGCAAACGTAACTATTAGCAGCGGTAGCATCGGGTTTACTGTCCCTGCTTCTAGTGGCGGCACTGGACTTGTTGCTCCTGGAAACGTTGGTAACGTGCTTACCAGCACGGGCAATGCGTGGGTAAGCAGTGCGAGTTCAGGCTCTGGCAACGGAGCGCCTACCAACGCTGCATACGTTTTGGTTTCTTCTTCTGCAAGTTTGACTTCTGGCCGAGTGTTGACCGCTGGAGCAAACGTAACCATTACCGACAACGGAGCCGGTAACTCTATTGTCATTGCTGCATCCGGAGGTGGTGGTGGAAGCGGCGGGATGACGTTGTTAGCTACGTTGACTCCGACAAGCGGATCAACTTCAGCTTCAGTTACAGGGTTGTCTTCATATAAATCGATTGTTGCTATAACCAATGCCATTTCTGTATCGGCAACTGCAATTCTTTATATTGAACTTAGCATCAACAACGGATCTTCTTATGCTGGCACGCTGGGGTTCACTAATAATTCCACCATTCCTACCGGATTTGTTCAATACTTTAGCACTGATGCGGGTACAAACGGAATACCCTATGTAAATAATAATGCCACTGGCTCTGTGGTTGATAAACTTAGCTTCTTGAGCGGAGCTATAAATGCTATTAGAGTTAGGACTTTCTCGGGCCAAACTTTTTCTAGCGGAAGCATACTCATTTACGGAATGAACTAAAATGAGCAGACCAATTATAGAAATTTTTAATGCGGCCACTGGGGAAAATGTTGTTCGTGAAATGAACGACGCTGAGTTTGCTGATTGGCAAGCCGGTGAGTCTGGCAGAACCAATGAACAGGCTAAGTCTGTTCGCAAAGAACGTGACAGCAAGTTGGCTGAGTGCGATTGGCGTGTAATCAAAGCAATAGAAAGTAATCAACCACAAGATTTTGAATGGGCAGCGTATCGGCAGGCTTTGCGTGATGTACCGACACAAGCAGGCTTCCCGTTGGCAGTAATTTGGCCTCAAGAGCCTGGAGCATAAGATGGGAATTCAAGCCTTTACCCCTATGGGGAACACTGTAATTTTTACAGCCACCAGTAGTTCTCCAACAACTTCCGTCCAAGCCGCGTCTACAACGCTTGGTGGTAACCAATACCGGATCATCAACAGCGGTAACGTGACGGTGTTTATGGGGTACGGGCAGGCAAACGCTAGTGCGGTGGCAAACGCAGTGGTTGTCACGAGCACACAGTCTTCAATCCCGTTGTTGTCAGGCACAGATGAAATCTTGACGTTTACTCCTAACGCTTACTTCTGTGGGATAACCAGCAGCGGTAGTGCGGTTGTGTACATTACTCCAGGCGACGGGGTGTAACATGGTTTTAAAGACTGTTTCTACTCTTGGTGCTACTGGTGGAGGCGGTGGAGGTGTTTCTAGCGTTACTGCAAGCACCCCTATTGCATCTTCCGGAGGAACCACCCCTAACATCAGTTTGACTGGGACGGTTGCTGTTGCCAACGGTGGTACTGGTCTTACAAGCACGCCGTCTAACGGACAAATTGATATTGGTAACGGGACTGGTTTTACTAGAACCACGTTGACCGCCGGAACCAACGTCACTATCACCAACGGTTCTGGGTCTATCACAATTGCAGCAAGTGGAGGTGGTGGTGGTTCTCCCGGCGGCAGCACAACTCAAGTTCAATACAACAACGCAGGTGCGTTTGCTGGCTCTGCAAACCTGACGTTTAACGGGACTACGCTTACCGCTGCGGGATTGGCGGGTCCGTTAAACGGCACAGTAGGGGCGACAACCCCAGCGGCTGGGACGTTTACATCAGTTGGATATAAAGGCGCAACGAGCGGAACAGTTACGCTGGCATCCCCTGCTGTAGCGGGTACACAAAGTTATACATTACCTGCTGCATTACCAACGGTAAACGGTCAATATTTAGTTGCAACGACTGCTGGCGTGATGAGCTGGGCGAGCTTGCCAGTCGCACCGTCATCTGTTGAATATCTTGTTATTGCTGGTGGAGGCGGCGGTGGACAAACCGCAGGCCAAGCAAACGGTGGTGGAGGCGCTGGCGGGTATCGGACTAATAGTAATTTTGGCGTTTCTAGCGGGACTTCATACACGGTGACGGTCGGCGGTGGCGGAACGGCTGGAAGCACATCAAACGGCGGCAGCGGCTCTGATTCGGTGTTTTCAACAATTACATCAACCGGCGGAGGTGGTGGCGGAACCAATAACAACGTCGGCCTAACTGGTGGAAGCGGTGGTGGCGGCGGAGGTTTTGTGGGAGGCAAAGCAGGTGGTGCAGGTAATACACCATCAACCAGCCCAAGCCAAGGTAACAACGGCGGAGCATCGCAAGCCGTTTATGGTGGTGGCGGCGGAGGTGGAGCAAGCGCCGTAGGTGGAACTGCTGGAGCAACTGCTGGTAGTGCGAGTGGCGCTGGCGGGGCGGGTACATCGTCAAGTATTACAGGCACGGCAACAACTCGCGGTGGTGGTGGCGGGGGCGGCGGTGATGTTGGCGGTGCTGGTGGCGCTGGTGGCGGCGGGGCTGGCGCCACAACTTCGGCTGTTGCTGGTGTTGCTGGCACGGCAAATACGGGCGGTGGTGGTGGCGGTGGCTCGACATCATCAGCAGGTGCGGGTGGCTCCGGTGTTGTGATCATTGCCTATCCAGACACAAATACCGCAATAGCATCAATTGGCGCTGGCTTGACTTACACCGTAGATACAACCACCCGCTCTGGCTATCGCGTTTATACGTTTACTGCCGGTACTGGCACTATTTCCTGGTGATCAATATGGCACATTACGCTGAGTTAAATCACGAAAACATTGTCATTCGGGTAATCCCAGGATGGGATGAGTCCGTTAAATCTGGCATGGAACAGATCCTGCTGCTTGAGACCGGGAATATCTGGAAGCGCACCAGTTACAACACACTCGGCGGGCAGCACCCAGAAGGTCGACCGTTTCGTAAAAACTACGCGGGCGTTGGGTTCAAATATGACGCTCAACGCGATGCGTTTATCCCACCGCAGCCGTTCCTGTCTTGGATTTTGAACGAAGACACTTGCTTGTGGGATGCTCCTGTCCCTATGCCTACTGATGGTCAGCGTTACTCTTGGGATGAGGCCACTACTTCATGGGTGGTAAATGAGTGACACTACTGAGACCAAACTAGCCGTGCACGAAGCTATCTGTTCGGAAAGATACGGAAAGATCTCTGATTCGTTATCCGCAGGCGACAAGCGGATGACCAAGATTGAGTATCTGCTGTACGCAGTCATTGCATCGGTGTTGTTTGGGCCAGGTGTTGCCGCAGAGTTTGTTAAGAAGTTGTTTGGTTTGTGATGGAAGTCGCTGAACTTTTCCTAAAAGCATGGCCTGTGCTATTAGGTCTTGTGACTCTAATTATAGTCTTGTCAAAATTAGACTTGAGAGTTGCTGTTCTAGAAGAAAAAGTCAAGTCTGCATTTGAAATCATCAATAAGATGAAAGACAAATCATGAACATGGATAACTTGTCATACGTTGAGTTTGGTGACGTAGACGGGTTAGGTTCTATGTTGTTTGAGAATGGTGTACAGCACAAATTGTTCTACGAACAGTTGGCTGACAAGGGTATCTTAATACCTCAGTACCCTATAACAGATGCAGATCCTGATAA